GGTTCCAAAAGCACCACCAGCATCAGCACCACTAGACCCAGTTACATTAAGATTACCGTTGTTTAGAGTTACATAAGTTGAAGAATACTGAAGCGGGTTCATAGTGCAATAGTTGCCACGCACCTCACCACCAACACCAGTATCGGTTCCGTAGGATGTGGGTGAGTCTACCAAGATGTCTGCACCAGCACCAGTAGTACGCAGGTCTAGGTTGTTAGGTTGCCAATGGTTGCCCTGACCTGAGTGGTCATCTGTAACGTCTAGCGTGAACGGTGAGAACTGCTGAGTAATGACCCCTCCGTTATTTGTAATTGTAAAATTATTAGTGCTGTTATCAATAAACGTGCTTGATTGGCAAGTTAACAAAACCGTGTTTGTAATTGCCGTTAATGATTGCGTAGACGGTGTAAAGTTAGCGGTATAGACCGCACTTCCTTTGACTACCCGCACATTAGAAATGTAGCCGGGGAAGTAAGTTGCTGATGATTGATGGGCGTTTATTATTCTGAACTCAGCTGTTCCAGAGTAATTTGTGCTATCAGTTTGAGTACTTCCAATTTGAGTTCCATCTAAAAAGAAACGCAGACTTGTTCCAGATCGAGAAACAGCAAAGTGATACCACCGATTTGTTGTTAACGCCGTTCCTAATGTAAATGAATAAGCACCGCCGTTGGCATAATACCAATAAATTGTTGTTGAATTGCCAATTTGTAAAGCACCGTATGTACCTGCTGAAGTGTTATATCTCCCAAAAATATATTGGTTGCTGAATGAACCAGCTGTTGTACCCAAAAGCCAACATTCCAGCGTAAAGTCACCCGTACCGTATTGCCATGCGGTATTATTGGCTACGCTGAGATAGTCATTTGAGCCATCAAAGTACCCAGACCATTGGTTTGCAGTCTTGAATGGCAGGTAGAACCCGTTAGTACCGTATGAGCCTGTGTAGGCTTTAGGCTTCCATACACCTGTGTTGGTATCTGTTTCACCGAATGAGGATGGCGTTAGGGCTTGACCGTCTATGAAGTTGATTTCGGTGAGGTAGCCATTGAAATAGTAATTTGAGTTTGTTGTTCCACTTATCCTGTGCTGCACCGCCTGATTTATTGTCAGGTCAGTATTTTGAGACGGTAATGTCCCTGACGTTGTTTGTTGGACACCGTTTATATAAATCCTAACCCTGCTATCACTTAACGAGTGCAACGGTTGTGCTTGAGTCGTATCAACGGCTAATACAACATGATAGTAGGATGATGGGTCACGCAGTACGCCATCAATGTTTACTGAAGAGCCTGCAGAATGATAAAAACCTAATTTATCGGCGGTTCCAGTAAACCATAGTGCGGCACCTGTTCCGTCCGACATTCCTCCACCTTGTCCAAAAATCTGAATGTTTGTTACGCCAATAACACTACGCTTCATCCAGAAAGACAAGGAAAATGTTTTCCTGTTACCAGCAGAAGCGGGTGTTCTTGAAAGATTCGCCGAGTCTGCGCTATTGAACCTGAGACTGCTTTCAACCGCACCCGCTGGTGTGCCTCCTGCGGCAGAGCCAAAGCCTACTGGTAAGACGCTCAAGCTAATGCTCCTGAGTTGACTACAAACACGTTAGTCCCATCAGAAAAGTAACTAAGCAGGTATGTGCCAGTAGCACTAATGGTTGTAAGCGCACCAGTGGCTACCTTGGTATTAGCATGAGCAGATACTGTGTAGTTAGATCCGTTGACTAACAGGATAAACCCAGACTGACCAGAAGTAATGTTGGTAAAGGTCAGGGTTATAGAGCCTGTGGGAGTACACTTGAAGTTGTTAGTTACGTTCATGTCAAACGAACCATCGTTGTCAGTAGTGACAGTACCACGCTGTGAGGCTGTGAAGGTCTGTGCAGAAGCAGTCTCAGCAAAACCAGTTAAACCAGTAAGTGTGTCTGCTGATTGAAGTTCCTGAACAGTAGTTCCGTTTAGAACTAAAGGATAGCGAGTTGCCATATTTTATCCTTATACAATAGATACTTGAATTGTTGAGCCTGCTCGATTAGTAACAGGAAGATAGCCGTTTGCTAGAGATACATCAGTAGTTGTACCAGCACGAACTAGGATCTGTAACTTGGTTGGTATAGTAGACCAAGAAGCAGCAGAACCATCAGTAGATAAATACTTACCCGTATTTCCTGTTTGGCTAGGTAAGGCATCTACATTACCCCAAGTAACATCGTAGTTAGTATTGGAGTTCTTAATTAAAGCCTGCCCAGTTGTACCGCCTGCAACAATACCCACTCCAGCAGGAATAGTAAAGTCAAACACTGCTGCAGAACTAGTACCAGAGTTTGTTACTGTTGCGCTAGAGCCGGGGGAGCCAGTAGTTGTAGTGCCTACAGCAACCGTTGCAGCAGCTCCTGCAGCGCCGGTGGCCCCTGTTGCCCCAGTAGCACCTGTTGCGCCTGTTGCGCCTGTAGCACCTTGTGGAATACTAAAGTCAAATACTGCGGCAGAACTTGTTCCAGTATTTGTAACAGTTGCGCTAGAGCCTGCAGCGCCTGTTGATACAGTACCAACTGAAATCGTAGCTGCGGTTCCTGTAGCTCCAGTTGCACCTGTAGCACCTGTTGCTCCAGTGGCTCCTGTAGGAATACCAAGAGTTAAGGTGTAAGTGCCAGAATTGTAAGATGCGGTTGCGCTAGAACCCGGAGAAAGGGTGGTAGCGGTAGCGGTGAAGTTTGTTGCTAAGTTGATCGATGCATCACGGGCAGCCTCTGCAGCGGCCTGTGCTGTTTCGGCATTGGTCTCAGCAATCTCAGCATTAGCCTGAGCAAGTTGAGCATTAGTTGCAGCAGTACCTATAGTAGAAGCGGCAGCAGTTGCTGTAGCCGCACTATTAGCGGCAGCGGCGGCACTACCAGCCGCTATTGCAGCAGAAGATGCAGCGGCGTTAGCAAAACTCTCAGCGATTACTGAAGCATTGGCTGCGTCTGCTGTTGCATCGCCTGAACCACCAGGACCACGATAAATAGCCAAGGTTTATTCTCCGTTAGTTTGCTTAAACAGACAGTATCTGCTTAAGAAAACTCCCCAGCCCTTGTGAGGCTGAGGAGATACTTATTGACTTATAAAGTCTTAAGCAGGAACAGCAAGAGCAACAGCGGAGGTATCACGCAACTCGCCAACACCGTAGAGCGTGTCAGCAGTCAACAGGGTACCAAGGTACTCTTGTTTGTACTGGGTCTGAACACGAACCCCAAGTTGGTCAACCAGAACAAATGCCTCTGGGTGTGCCAACAGAGCAATACGGGTGGTCGTTGTCGTTGCCGTATCAGCGTTGGTCGTTACATAGACCTTAACGCCATATACGTCACCAATCTGACCGTTACGGATGGTATTATTACCGCCCTGCTCACCAACAAAAGCCTGCTCAGTAAATCGAGCAAGACCCATCATGGTGTTGCGGGTAGAAGGAGGAACGATCAAGAAACGTCCGTCCATCGGAACATCTGCATCATCCAAACGCTGAATTGCACGGCGAATACCGGCATCAGTGATGGCGTTACCTACGTTGGTTCCATCAACATACAGCGTTGAGCCATCACCAGCAAGGTATGCTTTGTCGTAGTTAGCAGAACCTGCTGTACCCGACTGAGCACCACGACCCAGTTGGATCAGCGATGTGTCGATACGGGTAGCAAGAGCATAACCAGCGTCATCAGTGTAGAAACGGCGCAGTGAGGACAGAGCCTGAACTTCAGCAAAGTCTTCGATCAAACGGCTGTACTCATAGTGCTGGTTAATCGTAACAGTCTTCTCAGTGCCACTCTCAGCAATCAGAGTAACCTGCGTATTAGCAGACTTGCTTGCAGCAGAGCCACGGGCAGGTGCAGGAAAGTGCATAACATCGCCCTTCTTACCCTTCATGGACATCTTCTTAAACAGGTTTGCAGCTACTAGGTTCTTCTTGTAAGCGGCAATGATTTCGTCAGACCATACCTCAGGAATAAAACCTGCGGTGTTGACGTTTGTTTGGATTACGTTATTGGTACCTAAAGGCATGATAAATTTCCTTTGTTAAAGTTGTTAAGTTATCGGACTCTGCCCTCTCGGTAAGCTGCCATGATTTCTGGTTGCATCATGTCATACTTGTCAGGGTCCGTTTGCATGAGTTTAATAATGTCTGCACGCCGGTAAATCTTCTTAGAAGGTGCTTCATCACTGCCCGAAGACACTGTGGTAGTGGCTGCTTTTACGGCTTGGCTACGGACCTCTTTCTCTGCTGACACTGTCTGCTGTGCTGCCTGTCTACGCTCTTTCCATATAGACAACAACTCATCACCAGCATCATAATCAAAAGAACGGTCTGCACGAACAAACAACTCTGCCCTCACTTTGGAGGCTGCAACCCAATTCTGGAATGCAGGATCGGCAACAACTTCTTGAAAGTCAGGATGCCGTGCTTTTAGTTCGTTAAACGCCTTTGCCGCTGCCATCTCAGAGGAGAGTTTTTCAGCCTCTCTAATCTTTGGATGGTTTTCAATCGCCTTCTCTACCGCACGTTTAGGATCAGCGAAGAAATCAACTTCTTCGTCAGGTTCCGCTTGCAGTTGCTGTTTTGCTGTAGTTTGGGTCTTGATGAAGTCATCCACAACACGCCGTAACTCACCAACTTCACTGCCTTGTCTGCCAATTAACTTCTCGGCTTCCATGTGCATCTGAGCAATCTCTTTGGCGCTTTTACCCCGATACTTCTCGGGAACGTCCTCTTCAACTTGCTCTTGAACAACCGGCTCTTCTGCTTTCGCTTCTGGTTCGGATGTGCTAATGTCAGTCAATACTTCGTTAGGATCTACTTCTTCAACGCCTTCTTCAATAAAACTAGCCATCTATTGTCTCCCGTGCCTCAACAGCATTAAGAAAGAACACTTATTACGTTTGAGGGGGTTCTCTTATCCCTCGGAAATACCAACTTTACGTTCATATTTCATGTGCGACTCTCGCCGCTTCTCCCAGGCTCTGCTTGCAGAAGGAAAATCTCCTGTGATGCCTTCTAAAGAGATTCTAGGAGCAGAGATCAGCCTTGTAGCGTCATTTGTACAGTGTGGGCACTGTATGACTGTTACTGACTCATCTACATACTTTTCGCTTATGTGCGCTTTGGCACAGCGGAATTCAAATATTCTTTTCGCCATTTTGCAGTTCCTCGTAGGTTTGCTGTGACAAGTCTTTTAGACCAATGATGTAGTCTAAAATGTCTACCTGTCCTTTTCTAAACTCTAGGGTCACTGCATCGCAGTTGCGGATGTTCTCGTACTGGGTACGCATCTCTAATAGGTCTTCTAGGAGTTGCGACCACGCTGTGGTGGTCATCATAGAAAGCCTGTCTTCGTAGTACTGCTGTAATTCTGGTAACATTGTTGTAATTCTACCACACTTTTATAAATTTGTCAAGCACTTTTTACCGCTTTTGTCAAGTTTTTTATTTTTGACGGGCGGCAACGACCTGAAGGTTAGCAATTTCCTTCTTAGTGTCGATGTCTTTCTCTTTTAGGGCCAGATTAGCGACCTTAATGCGTCTTTCAAACTCAGCAGTGGGGTCATTGGAGTCTGAAAGGTACTTAGAGGCGCTTGCAGCCACCGAAGCCTGCAGTTCTGCTGGTTTTAACTGGGTATCTACGGCCTCTGCCTGTGCTTTTGTCTGGTTTAGGAGCACTTCAGACTCAAGTTTGGCGTTTTGCAACTGAGCATTCTGCATTTGTAGCTGCTGAACCATCTGTTGGGTCTGCTGTGCCTCTGGATTGGGCTGCATCATCTGGTCCATCTGAGCAATAATCTGCTCACGGTTGTTCAAACCGCTGTTTTCGATGATGGCTTTGAGCACAATTGGCACTACAGGGCTGTCTGGACCCAGTGTTTTGAGTAGATTCATAAACTG